AATCAAATCCCCATAGGCACAACCTCGTCAATATCCGCTTTCCGCTTAGGTTTGGAGATTCCTATAAACTGCTTATGGCACTCCCACAAATCCATCAGAAAGCCGAACGGCATAAGCCACACCTCTTCCGAAGCGAGGTGCAGCTGTGTCGTGCCGTAATAGAACAGCCGGGTGAACAGTTCTGCGTCATTCACCCGACCGTTACTGCGTTTTTTGAGGTATCTTCACTCACTACATTCCGTTTCGTGCCTTTCAGCATAGCTTCGGTGATAGCGTCCTTGTATTCCGCAATCTCGCCGGGGGAGGTCAGAAGCTCCACGGTTTCCTCGGTGAGAAGCGGCTTTTTCTCGCTGTTTCTGAGATTATGTATCTCAATGCTCTGATTGCAGAGCAGCGTTATCAGCCAGATTATCTCATCAAGCGCCATCTCCATATTCTCGGACTTCATCAGCTTGTCGCCGAGGTTATCCAGCCCGCCGTAGCGGTTGGAAATTGCCTTTGTCGCTCTGGTGGTGAGAATCATTTCATACTGTTCACCGCCGATCGTAATTAAAGAACTGCGTTCATTCGTCATTGCTCATACCTCCGTTACTTGCCTGTTTCAGCAAGCTTTGCCGTGAATGTCGGTTCATACACAGACTTGTACCAACCCGTGATTACGCTGTCCGGAACATTCTTCTCGCCCTCGGTGGCTTCCGCTTTCCACGGGTGCTTTCCGCTACCGTCCGGCTTGTTTCTGCGGAGAACCGTTCCCTCAATTGTGGGTGTGGAAAACGTTATACTGTCACCCTTTGTGGCAAGCGAGGTTGACGGAATTCCGAACTTCACTCTGTACAGCCAGAAGTATCGGTACTTTCCGTTGGACTTCTTCGCTCTGAAACCGATAGCCACGGGCTTGCCGCCGTCCTCGCTTGTTGAAATAACTACGTTGTTGCTGTCGATAGTCGCGCCCGTCAGAACCGAAGCCGCGTCATTGCCTATATCGTCAATGCCAAGTGAAAGCGTTCCGCTTTTGAACTCCTTGACGATTTCCGAAGCGCCGTCATCGGCATATAACGTTGCTTCCGCAAGCTCCACGGAGAGGTCTGCCGAAATTGCCTTTGCAAGCGAAGCGGGAACTCCGTAGGTTTCGCTGCCGTCGCTGTCCTCGGTTATTTCAGCGTAGAACAGCTTGTCAAGACCTATTGTTGCCATTTATATCTCCTCCATTTCATAGTTTTTCGCCGTATCAACGGCGTAATGATGATAGCCAGTTTCGTCCTCATAACCGACATACTTTCGGGCGGTTACGGTAATATCCGCGCTGAGCAGAACCTTTACAATCCTGCTCACAGTACGGGTGTAACTGCTTTTCGTAAACAGAGAAATCCGTACTTCCTGCACATCGGCAGTCGGCGCATTGTCTGCGTGAAGTTCAAAGCTGTCGTACAGCGGAGTGAATACCAGATATTCATCGGGAGCCTTTCCTGAATACATCGCAGTCTGCGCCGGGATTTTCAGCTTTTTAGCTATCGCAGAGAGTTCCGAAAGCAAACTCACAGCCCCTCGACCTCCTTTTCAAACGCGGATTTCATGGCTTCCACACACTGCTTTTTCACAGCTGATTTCGCAGGTTTCAGAAAAGGTTTCGCTGACTGACTGCTTGTGCCGTATTCGAGGATATTCGCTATTTTAGCGTTACTGCCGCCGTCCGTTCTCGGCTCGGAAAATCCTACCTTGATGTCATGATTTCCGTTTTTGTCGACCATAACGGGAGATAAGCCGAGCGACCGTTCAAGTCCTCCTGTGGAGCGGGATTTACTTTTCGTTCCCGAACCTACAACGGATTTCAGATTGCTTTTGACCTTTGCGAGAGCGACCTCGCCGCCCGCCTGCAATACCTTTTCGGCAATGCTGTCGGTCTGCGCTCCAAGCCGAGAAATCCTCGCAAGAAATTCATCGGGCATTTTTACATCAGCCTTAGCCACTCGGCAGCACCTCCTTTGCAAGCACTTCAATATACATACCTCTGCCTTTCACATCTTCGACAGAGGTTATCTCAAATACAGAATCGCCGCAGAGCAATCGCATATCCATGGTGATTTTCATTCCCGGAATGGTGCGAAATCGGAACAGGTCGGTAGCTTCGGAAAAGGCGGCTCGGTTTGCCCATTTCTCGCTGCCGTGCCGACCCTCCCGATAGGCTCTGACCTCTGCTACAATAGCATCGGATTCCGTCTGAAAACCCTCGTCATCGAGCGTGACCCGCTTCTGCGTTATCTGTATCTGCGTGTTCATTTTACCGAAACTCATACTTTCCACCGCCTGTCCAGCCGCAGCAGCATATTCACCGTATCCCACACCTGTTTCCCCGCCTGAACATTATCTCCGAAAAAACCGCCTGTACTGCCGTCCCTCGATTCGTAAAAATGCGAGGACAGCATTATTACCGCCTGTTCGGTAGTCGGTGGCATTGCGTTTTCTGAATAGTAATTCTCAGACAAATGCTGATAGCTTTCAGCATACGAAACAGCAGCGGTGATGAACCCTTTTATGAGTTCATCGTCCGCCGAATGTTCAAGTATGAGGTTCTGCTTAACTTTCGTCAGAAGCTCGTCCATAGTCACCGCCTATTAGACGCCGGAAGAACCGGAGCCGGCTTTCATCTTCAGAATCTGGACAGCTTCGGGAAGAATCAACTTGCCGTCAACGCGCTCCTTTGCCACAAAGCCCACCATGCCGTTGCCTGCGTACAGCTCCTTGAGTTCCGCAAAAGAGCGAGTGCCACGGTCGCCGATGTTGTAGTAACTAAAGTCACCGAATGCGATTACAGGCTTTCCTGCGGCGATAGTGGGAACATACGGAGAGGTATAAACCTCGTAGCCGAACAGCCTGTCGACCTCGCCCGCCTGAAGCGAGGGCTGCCACAGATATGCGCCGTTGTTATCTTTCAACTTGCGGAGAGCCGCAATAGTCTGGTCATTCATGATGAACTTTGCATTTTTGCGGTACGGGCGCTTAAGGGAGTACACAAGGTTGATTATCTCGTCAGCAGTGATTGCAGTTGCGCTCGCCGCAGTGACAGCGACCTCGCCGCCACCCTTGTCGGAGAAAAGTCCGAGAGGCTTGCCAACACCATCGCCGTTGAGGAAAGCGTCCTCCTCCGCATTGGAAAGCGCCTTTGCAAACTGGTCGATGATGTAATTTTCAAGACCGAAAGCGTTGTCATAAAGCAGTTCCTCGGTCACCTTAACCGCAACGTGCAGCTTGTGCGCGTCAAGATTTATCTGTGCAAAAGTAGCGTCACCGAAAGACAGCGCTCCACCCTCGTCAATCCACGCTGCGGCGGGCTTGGTGGCGGCGATGTTTATCTTGTGTTCGCCGCTTGTGGTGATAGTGTGACCCAGCTTTCGCATGATGTTCTCCTCGGTCAGAGTATCAATAAGGCGGCTGTCGTACTCCTCGGGAACGAGGTAACCGCCGTTAGCGTCAACGCCCTCGGAAAGCACATCGGAAATCTGTCTGAAATTCGTGCGGAGAGCGTTCAGCATTGCCGCCCTGTATTCATCACTTGCTCTGCCGGACTTGGGCTTGTCACCGTTCAGCGGCTTTCCAGTAAGCGGGACTGACGTAGGCTTGGAAAGCTGCGCGTCCATAGCCGCCATCTGCTCCATGCGCTCGATTTCAGCGCCGTAGTCCTTTATCTTCTGCTCCATTTCAGCATAAGAAGCAGCGTCCTCTGCAGAGAGAAGTCCGTCCTTGTCGCGCTTGGTTTCAACGAATGCCTTTGCGGCTTCCCATGCCTTATTGCGCTTTTCGCGCAGTTCAAGAATTGTCATTTTCGTTACCTCCAGTTTTTAATAAGGTCAAGCCGAGAAAATAAATCCTCGGCTTTGGTTTTGTGTTCTGTTTTCGGCACAATCCTACACTTTTCTGCGATCCTGCCCATAAGCGAATTGACCATCTGCGCTTCTGAATACATCAGAGCGTTAGCGGGCTGTTCCTCCATAGGTTCTTCACGGGCAAGAATACCGTCCGCAAAGCCGAGTTCCACCGCTTTGTTTGCGTTCATCCATGTTTCTGCGTCCATGAGGTGCGAGATTTTCGCACGGCTCATTCCCGTCTTGATTTCATAAGCGTTCATAATGCTTTCCTTGACCTCGGACAGCATTTCGATTGCTTTCTGCATTTCGGCTGAATCGCCCATAGCTACCGTCATTGGATTGTGTATCATCAGCATTGAAACAGGGGACATCAAAACCTTGTTTCCCGCCATCGCGATAACGCTTGCGGCACTCGCGGCTATACCGTCAATCTTCACGGTGACGTTGCCCTTGTAGTCCATCAGCATATTGTAGATCTGCGCCGCCGCAACGCAGTTGCCGCCGGGTGAGTTTATCCAGATGGTAATGTCACCGCTACCTGACATCAGTTCATCCTTGAAAAGCTGCGGTGTGACGTCATCGTCAAACCAACTCTCATCTGCGATAGTGCCGTTGAGGAATAGTGTTCTCTCCGCTGTTTCCGCTTGGTTCTTCCACTTCCAGAACTTCTTCATTAGAATTATCCTCCTCTCTGTCAGCCGCCGCAAAGATACCCGCGTCAGCCAACTTAGTCATATTGCCGTTTATGAGATATAGGTCGCCGCCGTCCTCGGCGGGAATACGGTCGAGGTTTTCAAGTTCCCGAATGTCGTTTGCGGACATCCAGCCGTTTTGCCTTGCGGTAGCGTAACCACTCATTCGGCTTGCGTAGTCGCC